GGCGTAGCAGGGGTGGGCCCCCGCCTGCCGCGCTGCGGGAGGTACTGCCGGAGCGCCCGCCGTTGCCCGCCCTGCCGGAGCCGGAAATCACCCCGGAGCAGCGGGCAAGCAATCTGGCGTTTTTGGATGATTTGTTGGCGGGGATGCGGATGCCCAAGGCAGGCAAGGCATGAGTTGGGCGCTGGATATTCGCGGCAATGTGCTGCGCGATGGTCTCGTTGAGCCGTCGGATGCGCCGGAGTTCTGGAGCGTCTATCGCCGGGAGCAGGACGGCTGCTGGTGCTGGCTGGCCGATTTTGATACGCAGGCAGAGGCAAAGGCTTATGTGGGAGGGCGGCATGGCTAAACCAGTGAGCAGCGATTATGACGGGCAATTCCTCGATTGGGTGCTGACGCTGTGCCTCGCCCGCTGGCTCAATCCCGATGTCATCCCGGAGTTGTGCCGCCAGTTTGAGCCGCTGTGTCAGCGACGCAAAGACCGGTTGGCGCTGGTGATGATTCGCAAGAGCAAGCACCCGGAGGCCAAGTTGGACGAGGTGTTTGTGTTCATTGAGCGTTTGTTGCGGGTGCGGCCATGAAGCGGTTGTTTGTCCTGCGTGGGCAGGATGAGGTATGGCGCAACTTGCTGCGCGAGATGGGCGAGCGCCTCAAAGACGGCAAGGCGCTGGCGATCGAGGTGGACGATTACAAGACCAACCGATCCAAGGCGCAAAACGCGGTTTTCCACATGTGGGCGAGCGACGTCGCCAACGCCACCGGCGAGGCAAAGCACGGTGGCCGCCTTAAGTTGCAGTATTTCGTGCCGGTGTTGCTACGCGATGACGCCAAATGGGCGTGGGTGTGGCGGCAGACGGGAGCGAAATTGTCCTACGAGCAGCAGGTGGAGTTTCTCGGCGAGCCGAATGTGCTGGGCAGTACCAGCCGTTGCACGGTGGCGCAGTTTGCCGAGGCGTTGGACGGGCTTTGGGCGGGTGAGGCGCATTTGGGTTTGCGCAACCCGCAGGATTTTGGGCTGGATTGGAGGGGGAAATGAGCAGGTCAGAAAAAATCGATTCTTTGTGCGAGCAGGTGATGCTGGCATCGGCTTTGGGCGGCGTGTGCATCGGTATGGGCGGCGTTATTTCGCAGTCAGTGTTTTGGCTCGGTTGCACGCTGATAGCGTCTGGTTTTGGCCTCTTGTGCCTGGCAACGCTGATTCAAGGGCGCGTCCGGCGCGAGGCGCTGGCGTTGGAGGAAGAAGCGCAGCGCTTAACTATCGAAAGTTTACGCAGGGATATTTTGGACATGCTGGCGAGGAGGTACTAATGAGCGGCGCAATCAAACGTTCGCCTGCCGATGAGGTGTTTTCTAAGTGCGTGCGTGAGCGTAGCAATTATGTCTGCGAGCGCTGCGGCAAGGTGTACGACCGCAGCAGTATGGGGCTGCATTGTTCGCACCATTTTTCGCGCAGTAACCGCTGCATCCGCTGGTGCGGCGATAACGCGATGGCGCTGTGTTACGCCTGCCATGCCTGGTACGGCGGCAATCCGGTCGATTCCGGGGCGTGGCTGCGCGGCAAACTCGGCGATGGGGTGATCGGAATCCTGCGCGAGAAGATGGCGCGGCGGGTCAAAGTGCCAAAGGCGGAAGAGGCGGAAATCGCCGCCCACTATCGCAAGGAGTTGGCGCGGATGCAGGCGTTGCGCAAGCAGGGAGTTACCGGGCGGATTGAGTTTGAGAGCTGGCAATGAGTATCGAGTATCACATGCTACGTTGGCGCAGGTGGAATCTGCTGCGCAATGGCACGCCACAGGGGGCGCGCTGTAATTTGGGCAAGCTGGCGCAATCCGAACCTGATGCCGATGACGTCGCGCCGCTGTCCGATGATGAGGCGGCGGCAGTTAATCAGGCGCTGGCGTCGCTCAAGGTTAAGTATCCCGATGCGTATCAGGCCGTCATGGTGCGTTATCATGATGGGGTGTCCAACAAGCAGGCAGCAGCGCGGCGGTGCGGCTGTAGCCCGGCCACATTTTCCAGCCGTTTCCTGGTCGGGCGGGCATTTTTGGACGGGGCGATTGTGCGGTAGAATGTCGTCAAATTTCTTACGTTTGGTGAAAACATGAATATATACAGATTCCCTGCCTTGACAATAGAACGTCAACACACTTATTTTGATATTGATAAAAAGACATTGGATGGTATTAGGTCTGATGAGATATTTGACTTTAGAAATATCAGTATTACGACACTTTCTGAAGACGGCACGCCGTTTTATTCATGTTTCAACGCGAAACAAGCAAGAGTTATCAGGGAATTTTTCTTGCTTCAAAATCTTGCCCCCATTGATGGGAATGATTGGTGGCATGTAGAAAAGTTTGATGAAAGAAATAGAAAAATAAGAGAAGGTTTCAGTAATAATGAAGCGCTTAGTGCTCTTGGTTACGCTCTGATGGAGGTTGCCACGTCTGATTCCAAACTGGTTATAAACGATGATAAACCTTCTTCAATTCAGTAAGGTTTGTTATGGCAAACGCAAAAACCGAACATAGCCGCAAGCTGCGGCGGCAATCGGCACGGGAATCACTCGCCCGTGCCATCGCCGAAGGGCGTATCAAACGCAAGATGTTACAGGCACCAACGGAAATCATGGACGCCTTCCTCGCGCACATGGCTGCAACTGGCGGGCGGACAGATGCAGAAAAATTAAGCGTAATCAACGAGATGTTAAATAATTTGCAGGAAGCGAAAAATAATTCTTGACCCGTTACCGTCTAGGCGGTAATATGCGCGCCATCGGAACACAAACCGATACCTCAAATCCATGCGCAAGCCCATAGGGGCGGCGTCCAGTAAGTCTAACCAGGAGACGACAATGTCAAAATACACCATCACCCACGCCTGCGGCCACGAAGAAGTCCATAACATCGTTGGCACCAATGTCCACGGCGAACGCGATAAAAAAGCCGAATGGCTCTCTACTCGCCTCTGCTATGAATGTTACAAAAAAGCACAAAAAGAAGCTGTGCCTGATGTCGGTTACGTGGCGCTGGAAGGCTCTGAAAAGCAAATTGCATGGGCGGAAGATATTCGCGCAAAGGTAGCCCCGCTCATAGTGGACGGGCAAGAGAAAGCAAACGCCGCATCACACCGCAACCCTGCCGTTGTCGCCGCGATGAATGCCGTATTACAGGAGTTGCGGGAGCAATCATCAGCGAAGTGGTGGATTGACCATCGCGATACCATTGATTTTGCCTGGATGTCAAAACAGGCGAAGGAAAAAATGTAATGACGCTCATAACAGAAAAAGAAATGTACACACTGGGCCAACTGGCCCGGTGTGTTTGGCAGGACGGCGAAGTGCCGCCGAATATTTTGAGCTATATGCTGGCGTATCCAACCAAGGGTATCGGCATGGCGAGCCAAGCAAAGGAATGGCGCAAAGCTGACCAGGGTGAAATTGCCAGGCTTATGGGCAAGTTCCCCGCCGAATGGGATGAAAGCAACCCCGTGCCGGAAGGCGTACGCGGCAGTTTTTGGACGGGCTTTTACCATTATGCAACCCTGCTCCAGAACAAAAAGCATCTGACCGCAGACACTCTGTCTGAAATCGGTAGCGTGCTGTGGGGTGAGCATTGGCAAACCCCGATGGCGGAGGCGTTGGGGCTATCCGACACGGCGAGAATCCGGCAATGGCTGACCGGGGGAAATGTTCCCTTTGGCGTATGGGCGGAGCTGGATTTGATGCTGCGCGCCCGTGGCGAACGTATTGATGCCATCCGTGGCAATATCGGCAAGGTGGCAACGCGCGATGCCGATGCACCAAAAAGTTGACAACGGTCTAGCCTGAAACTATACTAAATCCATTAGGTTGGGATTTCTGCAATTACAACCTGATATTCGCCCTTCGGGGCGCGAATTGAAACAAAATTACCGTTATTTACGGAATTACAAACAGCCCGCCTTGTGCGGGCTTTTTGTTGTTCCCGCTCCGCCCGCTCACGCGGGCTTTTTTATTGCCCGGAGGCAAGATGAACGCTGATTTTCAAACCGCGCTGCGCCTGCTCGCCAA